CTAAAGGAAATTAAATGGGCTGAAAGGTCTAATGAAAATCCTGATGCTCTACACATAGAGGAAGATAAGAATGAGTAAGACTGGATTTACTGATTGGTTACATAAAGAAATAAAATTACAACAACAACAAAGGAGAGATGAGATGACTAAAATAATAAAACATAAGGGTGCTATGATAGTAGATCAGGCACAGAAGAAATGTATACTTGATGTGTTTAATGCAGGTAGAGATCTCTTTGATGATTTTGATATTAGATTTGTTAGTGCCTGGAATTTAAAACAGCTTGAAGATTTAATAGATGATATGAAAGATTCGTTTGGTATTGTACCTAAAGTATCTGAGTATAAGAATGATGATGGTGAAACTATGCCAGCACATTTTCAAGATCATGTGTGGTCTGATGACCCAAGAGCATATAAAAGAAAGGACTAGCATGACTAAACATCTTTGGGAAGAAGAGTTTGAACGACAGTACACAGAACTTGTTAAAGAATATATGGAAGAAGGTTATGATAGAGTTGAATCTAAGATCAGAGCCATGAGAGATACTAAAGAAAGTATGAGAGATCAACTTGACTTCGTTGAAGAACTATGGGATAAAACTTTAGACAGTTTGGATTAA